AGTTCTTGGGCGATATCGGGGGCGCCAACCCCGGCCAGGGAATCAATCTCGTGAGTCCTGTGGTGGGACCGTTGGTGAACGGGCAATGCAGTTTCTTTATCGCGCCCGACGGTTCCAAAGAAGGCTGGGACACGAGCACGAACGCTGAGGATGCGCGCCGTGCATTTCTCGACTGGTTTCAGCGCGACTGTCGGTATTGGGGAACGGCGCTCGTAGCGCGATTCGGCGGTGATGACGACAATACGACTGTCAGTGTCATCAAATCGCGTCGGGGCGACTGAGGAGGCGAGGATGGGCGTGAAGCCGCGATTGCTTGACCTGTTCTGTGGCGCTGGCGGTGCTGCGAAGGGCTACCAGCGTGCGGGCTTCTATGTCGTGGGTGTGGACATCAAACCGCAGCCCCGGTATTGCGGGGACGAGTTCTACGAGCGCGACGCTATGCAGTTTGTATTAGCGGAAGTAGATGCCATTCATGCGAGTCCGCCCTGTCAGGCCTATTCGGCGCTGCGCGGATTGGCAGCCAGGCGGCGTCCGATGCTCATTGACGCTATGCGCGAGCGTCTATTGGCGCTTCGTGTGCCGTGGGTAATTGAGAATGTCGTTGGAGCGCCGCTTATCAATCCCGTGACGCTGTGCGGCTCGATGTTTGGTCTCGGCGTGCGCCGGCACCGGCTTTTTGAGATGTCGCGCGCCCCAGCGATGACGCCGCAATGCCAGCACGACCTACAGCCTGAGCCAGTGGACGTTACCGGAAATGGCGGCCCGTTCGTAGGTATCCGGAAAGCTCCCGGCGGTGGAGTGAGTCGCAAACCAAGAAATCTCGCTCATGCACGGGAAGTCATGGGCATTGACTGGATGACACGGCGAGAGCTGTCGGAGGCAATACCTCCAGCCTATACGGAATGGATAGGTTGGCAACTCTTGACGGCGCTTCTCATTGCTGCGTGACGAGGCGAGGACGGGCGTGAAGCCGTACTACGAGCAGGACGGAATCACGATCTACCATGGGGACTGCCGCGACGTACTGCCGCATCTCCCCGCGGTTACCGCCATCGTGACAGATCCGATATGGCCCAACGCAGCGGTCGAGTTTAGGGGCGCCGGTGATCCGGTCTGGCTGTTTCGTGCGGCACTCCGTTGTCTGGAGCGAGCCCATACGCTTCCAAAGCGACTCGCGGTGCATCTTGGGTGCGATAGCGACCCACGGTTTCTCTTGGCGGTTCCGAACGTCCTGCCGTTCTTTCGCGTGGCATGGCTGGAGTACGTGCGACCCCACTACAAGGGTGCGCTGATGTATACCGGTGATGTGGCATATCTCTATGGTCAACCCGAGCCTTCGTGGGCCCGGGCCCGCGTGATTCCTGGTCGCATGATACTTACTAAGAATGACTTCGCGAGCGCCAAGGCCAACGGTCATCCAACGCCACGGCAGCTCATGCATGTGCGGTGGCTGATAAAGTGGTGGGGTGGTCCAACCATTCTTGATCCCTTCGTCGGCTCCGGAACGACGCTGGTGGCTGCGAAAGATCGTGGTTGCGCGGCCATCGGCATCGAGACCGAGGAACGCTACTGCGAAATCGCGGCACGCAGGCTGGATCAGCAAGTCTTGGACTTAGGCGTGTGAGGCGAGGACGGGTGAGGGAACCATGAGCGACTGGCGGATGTCGAAAAAGTGTGCCGATTGTCCCTTTGCCAAACGTGGGCCAGGTCTACGGCTGCGTCGTTCTCTCGCGCCAGGGCGCTGGAAGGGCATTCTTGCATCTCTCCGGCGAGGAGAAACCTTCAACTGCCATAAGACGACGCTCGAAACGGGCAATGGAACGAACTTGGTATGTGCCGGGGCGATTGAGTGGCAAGCCTCGCAGGGTACCAGCAGTAACTACCAGCGGATATGCGAACGGCTGGAATGGATGTATCACAAGCGTGAGGCGTGGCCGCTCCCGCAGCGGGGGAACGAGTGAGCGAGCAGACGAAACTTGTCGCGAAGGGCGTCCCCCGATGGAGGCAGCCCATGAGCCGATTGGATCCATCGGCCAATAAGTTTCACCGAGGCGCGCAGGACGGGAAGCATTATTGGCTCACGCCACCCGCTCTCTACGCGCAACTCAATGCGGAGTTCGGTTTCACGTTTGACCCGTGCCCCTATCCGCTCCCAGACGGTTTCGACGGGCTCACGCTCCCGTGGGGCGCATCCAACTACGTGAATCCCCCGTTCGGCGCGATCATGCACGACGGGAAGCGCAAGGGCGCCACGGCATGGGTGCGGAAGGCGCTCGCAGAGCACGCACAAGGAAAGAGCGTCGTCATGGTCTACCCGATTGACAAGTGGGTGCTGATGATGCTTGCCGCTGGTGCTGAAGTGAGGAACCTCAAAGATGTGCGGTGGCTTGCAACAGAGGACGGATCCGTAGGACCGGGGACAGGACGACATATCGCCGCGTTCATTCTGAGAGGTGCGTCATGACGGCCCCGCCCGACGCCGCCCGCGCGCTCGCAGCGCTATTCGCGAAGATGGATCACGCCGATACTTGCGACCTGCGGAAGTTTGGCCCGTCGTCTAGCATCAGCGACCCGTGGGAACCGTCTTGTAGTTGTGGACTTGGCGAAGCACGCAAACTTGCGGAAGCGCTCACGGTGGGGCCAGCGGACGGAGGGCCGGAGCCGCCGAGTCTGGAATCCTGGGGCGTCGTGAGTGACGGAATGGGACGCTACGGCGTAACGGGGGATTGCGTGACGGTAGTCATGTTCTCCACGGAGGAGGACGCTCAGAAGGCATTAGGGTTGATTCGCACATGTGCAGGCGCTCGTCGCACGTCGCCTCCGGGGATGCCGTGAGAACGAAACCGCCTCCGAGCAAGCTCCTGCGCGAGAGCGCGGTACTCCGAGATGTAGTGCAGCTCTATATGACGCTGGGCTGCCAAGTCTGCTGCTTTCAGGAGGGTCGGCGCACCCGAGTCACGCCGGGCTGGCCGGATCTCGCGGTGTTCTGCCCAGCGAAGGCGTGTTTCTGGTTGCACGAAGTGAAAGCGCCGGGCGGTACGCAGTCGGTGCAGCAGTACGAGCTGCATCGGTTGGCGGAGCAATGTCATGTGGACTACGTACTTGGGGGTGCGAAGGAAGCGGAGGAGCATTTACGGTTTCTGGGAGTGATCGTGAGCTGAGGGCCTGATCGGCGACGCTGGCTGAGAGCGCTCAACCAGTGCCGGGCTCGGAGACGGCCGTCGTCTTCGCCGATCAGGCTTGCATCTCACTTTCCCATGTGCTATTGTAGCGGAACTCTTTCTGGAGGCAAGAGTTGCCCGCGAAAAGCAAAGCCCAACTCCGCGCCATGTATGCCGCGGCGGGCGGGCGTTCCACCCTCGGGATACCTGCTTCGGTCGGTCAAGAGTTCATCGCCAAGACGCCGAAGAAAAAACGCTCCGAGTTGATGGAGCAGATCAAGAGCCATCTGACGCCCACGGGGCGCCTGCGAGGGAATCGATGACGCAGGATGAGGCGAAGGCGCTCTTCCGCGAGTTGGAACGACTGCTCTGGTGGAAGCAGCAACTGGAGCGCCCTATCGACGGCATCATCGTGGGTGTCGAATAGTGGCCACTAAGCCGATGGTCCCCATTACTGGAGAGGAATTGGCGGACTTGGAGCGCCGCCTCGAAGTGGACGAGTGGATCATTATCACTCCCCAGGAATTACCATTCGTTCCGGAGCCTAAATAAGTGGCGGCGAAGCCGATCGAGCGCTTCGTGAAGAAGCAGATCCAGGACCAAGGCGGCTGGGATCGTATCTTGGAACGGATCGCCTCTGGTGAGACCGTTGCAGATATCTCGCGCACCATCCTGCGCCCTGACGGTCAGCCAATTAGTCGCGCCTTCCTGTCGAGGTTACTTCACGCAGATGATGAGCGCTCAGCGGCCGTCCTGAAAGCTCGCGACGAAGGCTCTGATGCGATGGTGGACCACGCGTTGACGCTTGCCGATAGCGTCCAGCCCGACCGCGATAGCATTGCGAAAGCCAAGGTCCAAGCTGAACTGCGGCTGAAGGTCGCCGGCTTGGTCAACCGGGAACGCTGGGGTGAGCAGAAGCATGGCCCAACGGTAGAACTGAACTTCAATCAGGTCTACTTGGACTCCTTACGACATCGGATCGTTGAAGCGTCTCGCCCTCTGGCTGCTTTGCTGGCTGAGCCCGATGGTGGCGCCGGAGACAACGAGCAGATCACAACGCAGGCGCGTGGAACGGGTGAGCGTTCACTCACAGAAGCGACAGCATCGACACAGTTAACGCCCTCCGATAGTGCAGCTTAACATAATGCGCCTTATGCGAAGCTGATGGTGTCACCACGGTTAGCGACAGCGCTGGCCTGGTGCCGCTGGAAAGCTCGCACTGGCGTGTGGCCGCACGGCGGATCATCGCTCGCTGGACCCCCCTCAAGGATCTCTGACGGGTGGGTAGCGAGCGGGGCTGGTTCACGCACATCCGCCATTCCAGTTTTTTTCTGTGCTCATTCTCAACTAGATGTTGCAGGAATGGACAAAGGCCGTGCTCCGGCACTCGCTGATTCTCAACTAGCATGACTGCACTTCAGCCGCAGACGGTGACGACGGAGTTCCTGGACCGCTATACGGACCATGCGGAGTTATTCGCGCGGGAGGTCTTGGGGTTCCCGAACGCGGTGGAGGAGGCGCAGGGGAAGGACATCTACCCGTGGCAGCGGGAGGCGCTGGCGGCGTACGATCGGTGCGAGCCGAGGATCAGCATACGGTCCGGGCACGGGGTGGGAAAGACGACGCTGTTCGCCTGGATCGCCTGGCACCGCATCCTGTTCCGGTTTCCACAAAAGACGGGGATCACCGCGCCGAGCGAGAAGCAGCTGTTCGATGCCTTGTGGGCGGAGTTCGACGCTTGGGGCAAGCGGCTTCCACCGGCCATCCGGAAGCTCGTGGAGGTGAAGGCGGATGCGGCCGAGTTCGTCGTGGCCCGGAGTGAGAGTTTCATCACGATCAAGACGGCCCGGGCGGAGCAACCAGAGGCCCTCCAGGGCTTACACTCCGACTGGGAGATGCTGCTGATTGACGAGCCGTCTGGGGTCCCGGATGCCGTCTGGGATGCCGCCCAGTCGAGCTTGACGGGTCCCCATCCGATGGCCGTGCTGGGAGGGAATCCCATCCGGACATCGGGCTTCTTCTTCGACACCCATCACCGCCTCAAGGATGACTGGTGGACCCGGCATGTGTCCAGAGGGGAGATCACGGACCTTGAAACCGATAAGTACGCCCTCGGCCAAGAGCATCAGTCCGGTGGTCGTCATACCAACCTCTACCGGGTCCGCGTCCTGGGCGAGTTCCCCGTCTCCGAGGATGATGTCCTCATCCCGTTCGATCTCGTGGAGCCGGCCTTGTCGCGAGATGTTACGGTACATCGCTCGGCTCCGACGATCTGGGGGCTGGACTGCGCGCGGTTTGGGAGTAACCGGAGCGCCCTGGCAAAACGCCAACAGCAGCAGCTCCTTGAGCCCATCCGGTGGTGGGCCAAGCTTGACACGATGGAAGTCGCCGCGAGAGTAAAGAAGGAGTGGGACGAGACCCCCGACTTCCTGCGACCCGTCACGATCTGCGTGGACGCCATCGGCATCGGGGCCGGCGTGGTGGACCGCCTCAAGCAGTTAGGCCTGCCGGCCCGAGGGATCAACGTGGCGGAGAGCCCGGCCATCCAGAACACCGAACGCTACGCGAATCTCGGGGTCGAGCTGTGGGAGAAAGCCAAGGACTGGTTCAGCCGGCGGGACTGTAAGCTCCCGAGTTATTACGCGAAGCCGAAGGACGGGGACGACTTCGTGGCGGAGCTGACCTCCCGGACCTACGGCTTCCAGAAGCAGTCGGGCAAGCTCTTTTTGCAGCCCAAGAACCAGACCTACAGCCCGGACCTGGCGGACGCCTTCGTGCTGACCTTCGCCGCGGATGCGATCTCGCTGGCCCGAGGCCGAGACCGGAGTCGGTCCGGCATCTATCACCCCAAGCTGATAAAGGGGCTCGTGTAGCATGGCCGACCGCACGAAGACTGAGCCCATGACGATGGCCCAGGTGCAGAGTGCCATCCACGAACTCGTTTCCGACGCCGTGTCCTACATGGAAGCGGAACTCTCGCCCGCGCGCGCCCAAGCCACGCAATACAATCGGGGCGACTTGTTCGGGAACGAGGAGACCGGGCGTTCGAAGATCGTCCTGACCGTCGTGCGGGATGTCGTGGGCGCCGTCAAACCCTCCTTGATCCGGCTCTTCCTGCCGACCTCGGGCCATGTGATCCGCTATGACGCAAGGCCCAAGGACGACGCGAAGATCCAACAGGCGGTAGCGGATGCCCAGCAAGCGACCGAGTTCATCAACGGCGTCACCTTGGAGCAGGACAACAACGGCTACACCGAGATCTCGAACGCCTTCGAGGATGGCCTCGTCCGCAAAGTGGGCTTCGTCAAGTATTTCTGGGAGGATACGTCTTCTTACCAGGCCTACACGATCCGGAACTGTGATGTGTTGCAGTACGAGCAACTCAACAACGACCCCGACGTGGAGATAACCAAGGCGACGAAGCACATGGTCGCCCAACAAGTCGAGGGCGCGCCGTCCGCTGATGCGACAATGCAACTTGGGCCGATTCCGATGTGGGATGTAGAGTTCAAGCAATGGCGCCGCGAAGGGGTGGCCCGGCTCATCTGCACGCCCCCCGAGGAGGTTCTGGTCTCGCGCGATGCTCGGGATCGCGAAGATGCGACCTTTTTCGGCCATCGCACCGAGAAAACCACGTCGCAACTGATCGAGATGGGCGTCCCCGCCGAGGAGATCGCGGATTTCGGGGGCCTGTCGAGCGAAGTGCGGCAGTCGATCGAGGAAATCACCCGGCGAGGGGGCATTGCCCACTCCGATCAAGCCCCGCAGCCCCAGTTGAAGCGCCATCTGTGGATCGAAGCCTATCCCTACCTGGACATCGATGGCGACGGGATGGCGGAACTCGTCAAGGTCAACTGCCTCGGACCCGATTGTCACGTTGTCGGAGAACCCGAGCCCATCGCGGAGCGACCTTTTGCGCTGTTCTGCCCCTTCCCGCAGCCGCACGTCTTGTTCGGGGAGAGTTTGGCCGATCGCGTCATGGATCTCCAGCTCATGGAGTCCTCGGTGCTCCGGGCCGCAGCGGATGGACT